GCTCAAAAAGCGTTAATAAATGACCCTGCCTTCTCAAAAGATAGTTTGCAAGTTCAGATTAGCACAACAAATCCAAACCGATTTGAGACTGCTTTCAAATACAAACGTACAGGAATTGCGAGAATCGAAAGTACAACTGCAAGCGCAGGATTTTAATTTTAAAAAGTAAAAGTTATGGCAAATTTTTTAGCAGGAGATATTACAGCGATTACAGTAACCCACTTGGGTAAAACATACCGATATTCTCCAAAAGCAAATGAAACTTTTAACATTGATAAAGGAGGTTTGAGAACAAATGACGATAACAGTCAATTGACTTCCGATAATCAAAACATTCGACAAATCAACGCTACAAGATGGTCATTAGATGGTCCAATTGGAGCAGATTTTGTAAGTGGAAACGAAGAGGATTCTTTGAATATTATGGCAGGTTCTCCAGCAGAAGGTGTTTGGCAAATCAGTCATATTTCAGGAGCTATTTGGGTTGGAAAAGGAAGTCCTGTAGGGGATATTCAAGCGGATTCAAATGCAGGAACAATCGCTTTGAAAATCGGAGGAGCAGGTAAATTGCAAGCAGTAAAATAATAATTAAAATAAGGTAGAAATGAAAAAAACAGTAATTAGTAAGGAAGTTGCGTTGGGTGAATTGGAAACGTTTATCAATAGGTTTGTAAAAAAACCTGCTCCAAAAGAGGAATTGGAAGAAACATATCCTGATGTATTGGAAGCGATTATGGATGGTTTTTTATCTTTTAAAGAAGATGGTATTCCTGTGTTAAAACTGAAAGACCCGATTAAATTGGAAGATGGTTCTATTCTTATTCCAGAAATCAATTTCAGAACGAGAATCAAACCAACGACACTTGCAGATTTAGCCAAAGGTTTGCATCCACAAAAAGAAGTTTTCACTTTGCAATTGAGAATGACAGCTTATATCATTGACCAACCAGTATCAATGCTAGATAAATTTGAGAGGTATGACTACGATGTTATTAATCAAGTTTCAACCGTTTTTTCATAAGGTGGTCATTTGATGGGATGGACAATATGATTATGAGTATTGTTGATTATCATCATTGGTCGCCAAAAATAATAGAGAAAATGTATTGCGATGATTATGATTTCAAAGGATTAGTATTCTGGTATGATGAATTGATTCGCATTAACAAGCAAATGAAACAAAAATAAATTAATGAAAACCTCAATAGCAATAAAATTCTATTGAGGTTTTTTTCTAAAAAAAGGTTTATATCTTTACAAGAAAAAAAATTATGAATAGAACAGGAGAAATTTTGAATGGGATTGAAATTATTGCGTACAGAAGTGCAGTAGATATAGATGTAAAGTTTTCAGATGGAACGGTTCTTACCAATGTTGAATATAGTAATGTAAAAAAAGGTCAAATTAAAAATCCTTTTGAACCAAGAATATGTAAAGTAGGTTTCATTGGAATTGGTAAATACGATTATATAAATAATCTAACGGCATATAGAACTTGGGAGGGAATGATAAGAAGGTGTTACGATGATAAACATCAAAAAAATTGTCCAACGTACATAGGTTGCTCGGTACATTCTAATTGGCATAATTTTCAAAACTTCGCAAAATGGTTTTATGAAAATTATAAAGATGGATTTCAGTTAGATAAAGATTTTTTAGAGCTAAATAATAAAATTTATAGTGCTGAAAAATGTCGTTTTATTCCACAAGATTTGAATAAAATATTTACAAGTATAAAAAAAAATAATTCAATTACTCCTCTTGGTGTTTATCCTTGTAATAATAGATTTAGAGCGTCTATAAACAAAGGAAAAACTAAGGTTTATTTAGGTAGTTTTGATTCTGAAATAGATGCTTTCAGTGCTTATAAAAACGCAAAAGAAAGCTATATTAAAGAACAAGCTGAAAAATATAAAAGTGATATAGATGAAAAAATATATCATAATTTAATGAATTATATTGTAAAACCTTAAAACAAAAAGATATGGCAACTGCTACCATGCGTGTACCCACTATATTTACAGCGGTTGATAGATTCAGCGGGGTTGTTACTAGAATGACTCGAAGTGTTTCTGCTTTTGGAGAAACTGCACAAGCAGCAGCAATGAGGACTTCAAGAACACTAAACTCAGCAGGAACATCTATGCTTACTGCCGGAGCAGGAATAGCAGTTGGACTTGGATATGCGGTAAATGAAGCTGTAAAGTTTGAGAAAGCAATGGCTAATGTAAGTACTACTATTGACAATACTAATCCTCAAATGATGAAACAAATGGGAGATGAAGTTTTAGCAATGGCAAAAAGGATTCCAAAACCTATTTCAGAGCTTACGGATGCGCTATATGACGTTTATTCAGCAGGTATTGACGGAAAGTATGCAATGACCGTTTTAAATCAATCAGGAAGGCTTGCAGTAGCGGGTTTGGGGACTGCAAAAGAAGGTGTTGATATTCTAACATCATCATTGAATGCTTTTAATATGTCGGGAACTGAATCTGAAAATATTGCTAGAATGGTTTTCAAGGCAGTTAAATATGGTAAGACTACAGTATCTCAACTTGCAGAATCATTTGGATCAAGTGCTGCATTGGTTAAAAACTCAAATGTAAGTTTAGCTGAATATTTAGCTACAACAGCTGTATTAACCACTACGGGTATGACAGCATCGAGAGCGCAAACGCAAGTATCTAGTGCAGTTACAGCGTTGATTAAACCATCTGGTACAATGTCTAAAATATTTTCAAGATTAGGTGTTAAG